TTGCTTTGAACTTGTATACTTCGCCTGCTTTGCCGTACCAGTTTAAACCTGTTACGTCGCCGTACGATGCACCAAGAGCTGTGTTGGTATCTCCAACAACTGTTCTTTCTACAATGAATTTCTTAGTAGTCATGTTTATTACCTGTTCTCTCTAATCAATCATGTTGATTAATTGTTTGTTTGTTTGTTTGTTTTATTACAATAATCGCAGGTGAGGGAAGAGCTGCCCGAAGGAAGACAGCCTTTAAACTCCCCCCACCAACGAAACTTATTAGGCGTCAGCGGTCATGAAACCTTGACGTGTACGGTTGCTGCATGTCAAGTTACCATAGGCCAAGACGAGAGCGTAACGGGCATCAATGCCAGCTACAGTACCGTTCTGGAATTCTGTGGTCTTGAACCAGTAACCATTCAAACCAGTGAGCTTCAAATACTTCGTGTTAAGGAAGTACATCGGCGCATCTGATGCGTCAACTGCCAACTCAAGGTCAAACACAATTGGTGTCTGCTTGAACATCAGGTTTTGGAAACCTGAATTGGCTTTTGTCACGTCCTGGTAACGCACGTTGTTGGTCAACAGTGACTCGTACTTCTCAAATAACGAAGTGTTCGTGATAATCAAATCAGGAACATCGCTACCTCTTGAAGCACGGTTGTATACGTCAGCCATGTTAACAAGCGAAAGCGTTGCAGCCATGTTTGTTGCCTGGGTTGGGTTCCACCAAGTGTTGGTTGATGCATCAATGCCACCGACCGAGTTGTTCTGGGTTCCAATCAAGTTACCCAAACCATTGAGGTCTTTAGCTGCTGGTGCTACGCCTGGTGAGCCGAAGAGTTGCTCGTTAAGAGTTGTCTTCAGTGACATTTCAGCTTGCATAATTTTTGCATTCAGCAATTTGATGATTGCCTCGGTGCCACGGTTCTTGGCTTCTTCGATACCGCTGATTGCGATAGAAGCAGCCATCTGCTTCCAGTCGTACTCTGCGGCTGAGATGCCTTCCTGTGGAGTAAGGTCGATTGCATCATACCCTGAGTACGTTGCAACCGTGTCGTTCACTGCGTACATGAGTGGCTCAATTATTTGAGTACCACCCTCTTCGACGCGAACGCGACCTTTTTCGTTGAGGTGATTAAGAAGGACTAAGTCCTTGAAAATGTTGTCTACTAGTGTAGGCTGATAGTTCTGCAGCGTAGTGGACAACAGTGAATTAAAGTCGGGATTACCGGCCATGTTATTCTCCTTGTTGTTGTTGGGTTATTAGAGGTTTAAAGTCTTCTTGGCCTGTTCAAAGGCTTCGAAAACCGATGTTGGTTTTGGAGCTTTTACGGCAACACCTTGTTTAGCAGCTGAACCGCCCGACACTACTGATGCCGAACGTTTTGCTCCCACTCTAGACTGTTCTTCCGTGAGCTTCTTCTTTGCCTCAGAGGCTGTAGAATAAACTTTATCAAAGTTAATCTGTTTGAAGACTGCTTCTAGGTCGGTTGAACCTGTTGCTAGAGCTTTAGCAACTACTTCATCTGCGTTGAAGTCATCACCGTATTTACTCTGCAGAGAGTCGACTGTTTTGGTTAACTCATCCATTGCTTTTGATTGCTCGAAAGCTGCGATGCGTTGTTCTAATAGTCGAAGTTGCTTTTCAGATGGGTCTAGATACTCTTCCTCAACCTGTTGGTTTTGGATTGGAGCGCCTAGTCCGTAATGCTGCTGTAGCGCCTGCAAGGTGCTTGCTGGGTCTTTTGCCAATGATTCGGCTAAGGCTGATGCAAACTGTACTTGCTTTCTCTGTTCAGCTAATTCTTGGGTCTTACGGGTATAATCCGCTTGACGTTGATAACCGCTGAGTGCCTCTTTTAAAGGAACCATAACTTCTTGACCATCTACTTGGAGCTTGATGACCTTGTCAGCAACCTCTGTATAGTCAAATAAATCTAGTTCTTCTTGAGTGGCTTCTGCCATAACCTCTGTAACTTCATCAACTTGTCCGTCTACTACGGGGTCAACTGCGTTTTCAGAGCTAGCAATATTATTATTATTTTCTAACATTTGGAATCCTTATCCTTCTGTTTGGTTGTTCCTTGGGTATTTTGCATACCCCTCTATCTATATAGAAAAGTATTACATTGGTTTAATTTATTGGCCACCTGCAAGCAATGCTTGTAGTATTTCAGGCGGTAAACTTTGTAAACTACCAGATGCAGGAACGGCTGAACCTGTTTGTGCGCCAGGACCTTGTATTGGGGCTGCTGCTATTAAACCAGGTGGTAGTTCTACTGGCATCTCAGGAGGCATAGGGACTCCACCCATTTCAGGTGGCATAGCTTCCATACCTGGGGCCATACCTTCTGGCATTGGTGGTTGTTCTGGTGGAGGTGGTTCTTGTAAGAAAGAACCTGGGTCTTTAACTCCAAAGCCTTGCGACAATACATATTCTGCCAGTTTTGGCAAGTTAATTAAACCAGCCTGGGCAAAGGGTTGCATTGCTGAAACTATTTGCAAAGCCATATCTCTGCGGAAAGCTTCGTTTCTTGGGGCAGTTGAACCAGCCTCAACTGTAAAATCAAACTCACCGCTAATATAATCTTTATCAAATGTTAACCATACAGGTGCATTTTCAGAACCTATGATTCTTACGGTTTGTTCACCAGTTAAGAATTGTTGAGCTAACATAATAAGATTAGAAGCACATTGTGCTATTGCGTTTTCAATTGCAATAAGCTTTTCTGCTACTCTGGCATTGCCAGCTTCCGCAATGATTGAAGCTTCACGAGCTGTTCTAGTTGTTTCTGGAATGGCACCACGCTGATACTCTGAGACGCCTGACACACGGTCAATGTCGTTTTGAATCATGCTAGATTGATTATAAAATTCTGGTGGGTTAATTAATGCTGGCATTGGTACAACAACGTTATTTAAATTCTCTCCAGACTTAACTGGAACGATAACGTTATCTTCGTCTGATGCCAAAGCTTGACGACCATCATCATCAAATGCTGACTCTTGGAACAGCCACTTGCGTGAGTAACGCTTTCTATGCAACATCATTTGCGTACGAGTTTCGTTTAATTCGTACTGCAGTGGTTCGATTGCTTCTAGTTCGCCCATCGGGTAAAGGAAACCAGGAATGTCATAGTTGCGCAACATAAAGAAAGGGTGACCAAATTCATATGGCATCTTGATAGGTTTAATTAAAAACTTGTCGCCACCTGAATCCGAAAACACTGAAAGCTCACCAGTATCAATATTATAATATTCATATATGTCGCAATATGCTTCTTCTGGACTCATGCCAGAATTAGTCATGTAACCTTGAGACCCTGTAACATCATTGTAACTTGAATAAGATGAAGGACTTAATTCTTTTCTTGCTGCGGCATCGTAACGCTTGTCTGCTTTTGCGTCCTTAATTTTACGGCGTGTGCGTTGTGAAATCCAACGAGCATCATCCATAGTCATTGCATCTGGGTCAACAAACATTTCGAATGGGTCAACACGTTCTAGAAAAGGTCTATCTTCTCTAATTATTAAATTAGATTCAACATCGTCTGCTGGTTCGCCGTCTACAGCTTCATCAGCAGTATCTTCAATTTCATCTAATTTTGATTCTTCAACAAAACGATAACCAGTTTTAACCCAACCATGACCTATAACTAAATAATCTTTTACTGCACGCTGAAATTCTTTTTGACAACCATAATGCTGCCACCAATAATTTATAATAGATTCTGTAAGAATTGCTTTATCGGCATCTTCTGGTCTACGTGGGTTAACGTTAATCTTTGGGCGACCAATCGAAACAGCTGGAGCCAAAGTATTGATAGTAGAAAATGAAATATTAACAAGCAATCTATCACCAGTTGCATAACCACGATATTGTCTACCACGATACAAGTTAATTAATCTTTGCCACAGTTGGTCGTAGTTAGTGTTGGTGCTTGCTTGTCCCGAACGCCATCCTCTAGCATAATCTAAATTTCTTCTATAATAAGAAAGTTTATTTGAATATGATTCACGTGCCATTTAACAATCCCACTTCCTCAGAGCCAACGCCTTGCGTGTTGGTCTACCTTTACTGTCCTTCATAGGGCCTTTTACTCCACCCATTCTTGCGCAAAATGATTTCCTTCTTGCAGCTGACTTAGGCGACTTCTTTGCTTGCTTAGCAGACACAGGTGGCTTTAGTGTTCCACCAGTCTGTGCTTTATAAGATGCACGGCCTTTAGCGTTCAAGCCACCTTTAGGATTCTTTCCTTCTTTGCGCTGCCATGCAGCAGTCTTGGCCACTACTTACCTTTAGCTGCTCTCATGTTGTCTACGAGATTTGGATAAGGGCGTCCAGCTTTTTTAGCTGCAGCTTTAGCTGATGCTTTTTGTGCTGGTGATAACTTCTTTGATTTACCTAAAGACTTTGGACGTGGTTTCTCCCAAACTGGTTTAGTACTTTTTCTTTTTGCTGCCATTTTTTTTCTTTCTTGTTGGTATGTATTTCTTTTTTGTTGTTGACGGCAATGCTGGATAATTTGGGTTACCCTTCATTAATAACCAGTCTGCTCTTCATCTTCTTCTTTTTCCATTTTCTTCATGCTTGGTGCTTTAGACTTCTTCTTCTTGCCTTTTAAAGCTTTAAAGTCAGCGCCAGTTATTTTATCTTCTGGGGTTGCTGCTTTAGCAATTTTATTTTGTTTTGATGATAACGCTTTTTTATAAGCTGCACCCATTGGTGTTTCAGTAGCAGCAACTATAATACCAAATTTAGGTTTGCCCTTATTGTTTTTAGCTTTCATTTTTTTTTCTCCTTTTGTTTAAACTTCTTTGCTGCTTCTAAAGCAGCTTTAGCTGAAGCAAATTTCTTTTCAGCTTTTTCTACATTCTTCTTTGCGGCTTTAACAGAAGGAGTTTCAATCTTCTTTTGTTTTGCAAGTGACCCAAGTTTTAACTTAGCTGCTTTCTTTATTTTCATTCTTCCTTCTCCTTGGTTTATGTAAATGCCAATCTATATGACCATCTAATTTTTCATCTACCATATCAACTTTGTAGGCTACCTTATGAAGTAAATCTCTTGACTCTGCGTGTTGGCTGGTGTTTTCGTTTCTAAGCTTTTGGACTACAACTACCAAAGGTCCTCCTATAACGGCAACAACGATAGGAACCAGCCAGTCCATGCTAGATGAGTTCTTTTCTTGATGAGACTTTTTCTACGTTTGGCATGTTAGCATACATATCTTGGGTTTCCTTTATAGTCGTAGTATTCCAATTTGATTTGCCGTATTGAGCGCCAACGAAGTTAAAAGTAACCCCTTTAACATGACACTTGAAGCAAACGCCACGCTTTTGGTCTTGTTCTGTCACTAAATCTGCGTTACATAGTCTGCACTGCATAAAAATCTCCCTATACTTAATAGAAAAGTATTACATCTTATCGCTATACCAATTAAACTCACCTATAATATAACGTTCCTGTTCCTTCTTAGGCTTCGGCATACGTGATTGAAAGTAGTTTAAAGTCCCCCAAGGTGCGTCAGTCTTAGGGCTGTACTCAGGCAACCATACATATTTTAACATCTGATTAGCTATTGCTAGACTCATAACTCTGTCGTCGTGCGGGGACCCATGCGTAGAACCGTTGTCATCACGAACAAAGGTCTTAAGTTCAGCAATCGTATACTCACATCTTAAATCTAACTCTCCATCTCTTAGACTAGCATTAAGTTCATCTATTGCTAATGGTTTAGTTAATGTTGTTGTGCGCCAACCCAATGCTTCTGTGGCTTCTGAGTGTCTTTGATTTAATCTACGTTGTCTATAAAGGTTAGTATATTTAGATTTATTTAAAGATGTTAAAGTTGTTAAACCGTGGTTATTAGATTCAACACCTATTAAAGCTTTATTATAATAATAACCTAAAG